ATATTTATAGAATAAGAAACAACTGCCTTTTTAGTAGTAAGTGCATTTATTTCATCTTCTTTAGTTGCACATTCTGTTCTTAAAGCTGCTCTTGCATCTATAACATCTTGTGGTGCAGCTATTCCTTCTTGTGCTCTTATTATATACCAATCTGTTTCTGATAGTTTTCTATTGTATATAGATTTTAGGCTTTCTATTTTACCTGCTTTTAGTTCAGCTACTGACTGACTCCAAGTCCTGTCAATTACAGGATATGTAAAAACGCTATTATTAGCATCCCATTCTAAATCCCCTAAATATTGTGTATTAGAATCGTAACTTGGTGTTACCACATCATAAAAGCCTGATGCTTCCCATACATCTGAAGTAAGTGTGTCATAACCACAAATTACATTACCCCACGCTTTAGGAATTGTAGTAAATCTTTTTATTACTCCGTCTATTTTTATTGCTTTCATAATTATACTGTTGTATTATTTGCGTAGTCTGCTACTGCATAGGTTAATATTGCTCCTGAATCATCGTCATCAACACAAAGTACTTGTATCAAATTTGTTTTTGATGTATCTAAAGAATTTGAACCGACTTTGTTTATTGTTGAAGTTGTAAAACTATCTGCTAAAGTTATAGCTGCACTACTTAATGTACCACTTAAAAGAATGTCAATTACTTGACCTTTTTTTATATTTTGTATGTTTAAAGTAGCTGTTCCTAAATTACCTGTAAGGTTAAAAGCAGCGTATGTTTGAGCAGCTAAATTAATAGTACCACTTGTTGCAGTTATTTCTTGTAATGCTGTATATCTACCTTCTAACTTGTCGTGAGTAACATTATCATTAAGAATTTTTGCTGTTGTTACTGCATCTGCTGCAATAGTCAAAGCTGCCGAACCTGTAACATCCCCTGTATGAGTTGCGTTTGGACTTGAGTTTGTAACTGTTACATCCCCTGTAGCTTGGTTTACTGAAATACCTGTACCTGCTACAATACTTCCTACATCTCCTGCATCATCTGTGTACAATTCATCAAAGTTTGCATTTACTTTTATAAAAGCATCTCTTATAAAATCACCTGTATTATCGTTAGGTGCTGAACCTACTCCGATTGTTTGCTTAGCCATAATTAATTATTTTTATTTTTGTGTTGCATCTGCTCTATATTTATGTGTATCTGCCTTAAATGCAGTACCTGAAATTTGTGTTAAATCTGCTGTCAAGGCAAAAGTACCCCAACAACTAGGTGCTGATATATCAGGAATACTATTTGTCGTATATGCTGTATCCGACCCAAAACCTGAGTCTGTAATCATCTGACAGTATATAGATCCCCAATTTATATTGTTAGCCATTTACTTTTGTTTTTTGTTTTTTAAGTAACGCTCTAATTTTATAACGTTTTTTTCCTTTGGTTTGTATTTTTTTAAAACACCCATCCTTGAAATAAACTGTCTTTGTCAGGATAAACGTCTTCGTTGTTATTAGTGTTATACTCAGGGAATAAACTATTGTTAAAACTTATGTAGTCAATCATTCTTCTAGTATAATATTCTGCAAAGTCACGTTCCTTGTTTACTAAGTAATCTATTTCATTTTTTTCTACTGACTCTGCATTTTCACTTTGATGTTTAAATACACCACCGTTCTTTACCTGATATGCAGCAAAAGGTAAATAGTCAGACATAGCATAATGAATTAACATTGGCTGTACGTATTTATTAACTAACGTAAGGTAATGTCCTGATAAATTACCTGCTACAATATGAGTACTAATTTTATTATACAAATCTGTACCTAAATAATTCTGTATATGTATTTCCTGTGCTATTTTAATAAACTGTATAAATTTATCAGTGTCAACGTTTCCGTCTAATATAGTATTTTTTACTAAATCTGTTCTTGATATAAAAAGTGCTGTTGCCATTAGTTACGTGGTTTTAAAAATCCTTCATTTTTCATATCTCTTGGACGTTGTGCTACTTTCTTTGGGTTTTTTACACCTGTAGGGTTACCAGTTGCCTTTTTTGCTTTAGGGCTTTTTACATCTCCTTGTCCTTTAGGTAAATCAACAAACTTAAAAGTTTTCCTTACCCATTTGTGTTGACATAGTCCACCTCCTTTGTAGAGCCAAATTGAATAAGTATCTGCACCATTCGGACCCCAACCTGCATTTACTGGTTTTTTGTCCATAGCTAGTATGTCTTCTTTTCTATAAAGTTTATTAGCTGCTACCATTTTTTTACAAAACTCCCTAGAGTTTGCAGAGATTCTTTGTGGCGAATATTGGTAACGTACTTTATATTGTGTTTCGTCTATGTATTTATCCTGTTCACTTTTTGCTCTTGGTTTAGCTATACCTGTAGATGCTAGACCTATCATTTTGTCTAACTTTTCTTCTGCATTGTAGTCTACTTCCATTTCGTCTACTAATTCCCAAGTGTTTTCATCAATGTCTTCGCCTAATTCTATAAGATCATTAGCTACATTGTCCATTTGTGAAGGTGCTTTTTGTGAACTTAACTGCTGTTCTTGATCTACACCAGTTTCTTCTTCTACTGTTTCGTCATCTATAACTTCGTCACTATTTGTTAGGTCTGTAAATTCTAACGGCTGTAGTGTTTTAAAGTATAAGTTTAACGAAATATTATTTACTGCTAGTATTTTGTTTAGTGCTTCGATAATTAAATTCTGAAAAGGCTTAACTACAACGTTGTCTGTAAGTATACTAGCTGTTTTTAGTTCGTCTGCATTATTACCTAATCCTGTGTTGTCTTTAATACCAAACAACATTGGGCTAACAATCCTGTGACTAACGAGAATTTTTTTGGACGATTCACTAGAAAGGAATTCGTACTGTTGGTGTGCGTCTGATAATTGCACTGGTTCGATACTTGCTTGACTGTCCGTATTGTCATTAAATGCTAAAATAAATTTTCCTGAATTGCTACTTCCACTAAACTTGTCATATATTCTACGTTCTATTAATGCACGTTCTTCTTCATTAGGTATACCGTTGTTAAAATTAATTAACATACTAGGTGCTAGTCCGTTTTTTATATTGTTTAAATGATAGTTGCTTATTTCTTCTTCTAGCTGTGCGTATTGTAAGCCACCTTGATAATCTACTGGGCTATAATAGTAAAAGCCTGTCTTATAAGGTTTTATACAATAAATTTCTATAGACTCACTACTAGTACCAAATGCAGGTATTCTTTTTAGTTCGTCACTAGGTTTTATATTTTGCCAGTCTTTATGATAATAATATGCTTCAATGTCGCCTTCTTCATTACATTTTTCAAAACGTAAAGTTTCTACTGGAAAGTGTTCTACTTGTGCTATAGTCTTACGATCTTTACTATATATAATTTGTAAAGTTGCCTGACCCATTAACTTTAGATCAAATACTATTTTTCTCATACAATCAGCAGAAAACAAAGACATAGTTTTCGCGTACTCTTCAGGTTTTCTTGAAGCATCCGTAGCTGACAAACCTTTACCATAGATCATTTCAGACAAACCATTTATAACAGCATTATTTGTAGCACTGCCATTGTAACGGTCTATTAAATATTGGAAGTAATTGTTGTCTTCTCCGTATTCAACGTAGTTTTTAAATTTTTTTTCTACAACTTTAGGGGTTGTATAATTTGAAAGGTTTACTATTCTTACGTCACTCATAATATTATAAAGTCATTATCATAACTAGTGTCTGTAGTATATACATCTTTATTAATTGTGTAATAATCGTCACTACTTTGGTTAACTGTTTGGGCAGTACAAAAAATTCTATCTCTATATATAACGTCACCTGAAGAATTTTCTAGTTTTAGATTATAAAACCTTCCTTCTTTTAGTGCGTAGCTATTAGCAATTTGTAAATAATTTCTGTTTGTCGTAGGGTTTACACTGTAACTTACAGTAGTATTAGCAGAGTCGTCAGTAATCTTTAACGTAGCTGATGTCACATACTCTCTAGGAATTACCTTTATGGTTTGACTACTAGTACTGGTACTTAATATTTTCATACTTATATAACGAATCTACAACTTTTTTTTGTAGATATAAAAAAAGGGGCATAAA